AAAGAATTAAATAGACAAAGGCGTGAAATTGTAAAGGCTGTCAAAACTAGCTCTAATATATCTACGCTTGAAGCAAATACTGACAAAGTTATAGATGAGACAGAGTTTGAACGTGAGCTGTTGCCTTTCTTTTATAGCTTAGGTGATGACTTTTCTGTTAGAGCTTATGATAATCTATTTCCAAAAGAGGAAAGACCAAAGGCAGCAGATCCTGTTGATCTCGGAGTAAGGATTGACGAAGAGGAGGCTGTTAGAACAGTATTTGATGAGGTAGCTTTACTTTTACCTTCAGCAAGACCTTTGAGAAAAGTTGTTGAAGATGGTTTTTATAGAGGGCAACGTAATGTTCCTGCAGCAGTAGGATCATTATTTCAAGATGGACAGTCTGCTTCTTTTCTACAAGAGAATGCTAGATCAGTTATGAAAGATCTGAATAGAACTACAAAGAAAAGAATATCAACGATTGTCGCTAATAAATTAAAAGAGTTTGAAGAGTTAGGAATAACAAACATAACAGCAGGAACTGAGGCAGGTGACAAGTTCTTTAGAGAGCTTACTAGATCTATTAATAAAGAACTAGGAGGTCAATCTTTACGAAGGGCAAAAGCTATCGCAAGAACAGAGGTAGGTAAAGCATCCTCATGGGCTCAGCAACGTGCTGCAAAGTCAACAGGTAAAAGGTTAGAAAAGGAATGGGTATCACAAAGAGATGGACTTGTGAGAGATGCACACTTTGTATTAGATAATCAGCGAGTTCCTTTGAATAGTTTTTATCTGTATAATGGTATAAAATTAGATAGACCGCTAGATCCTACTGCACCAGCAGGTTTAGTTGTCAACTGTAGATGTACAGAGGCGTTCATAGAGGTGATTGATGAGTAACGAGATGCAAAGACCAAATGATTTGGTTTACAAAAGCACTCCCATCGAACTTAAAGAAGATGGGGATGTTAGATATTTAGAAGCAGTATTTTCATTATTTGATACTGTTGACTCCGACAATGATGTAACTAAAGCAGGAGCTTTACGATCAGGTTATATCGGCAATAAAGTGCCTTTAGTTTGGAATCATGACTGGAGTAAGGTTATAGGACGAGGAGTTATCGAGTCAGATAATCAAAAAGCTGTTTTTAAGGGTTACTTTTTAAACACAGAGGCAGGTAAAGAAGCCTATGAAACTGTCAAAGCTATGAGAGATATGCAACAGTTCAGCTATGGTTTCCAAGTATTAAAATCTGATGAGGGGACACACATCGATTCTAAGGGGGAGGAAGTTCCNGTTAGAGTCTTAGAAGACGTTAAAGTTTGGGAAGTATCCCCAGTGTTAGTAGGTGCTCAACAGAACTCTTTTGTACAAGCACTTAAATCAGGACTTGAAACTTTAGATGATCCTGACGATGAAAAAGTAGATGAAATTGACACAGAANTTGAAGAGGTAACAGAAGACGTAAAAGAAGCACTTGGCGACGATCTTTATACAACAATAGAAGAGGCAGAAGCAAGAGCTAAACAATTAGGTTGTTCCGGATACCATGAGCACACAAAGGATGGCGAGACAGTATATATGCCGTGTGCAAATATGGATGACTACAGTAGGGCAACAGGACAAGAGCATGAGTCTGAAGAGGATACAACTCTCACTTATGCACCAAAGATTTCAGGCGAGGTCGTTGCAAGTAATGACCAACCATCCCAACAGGGAATGAGGCTTGGAGACCAAGCGGTGGCTTCACTTGAAGGAGTCAAAGCGTTCACAGAGAGAATGGAAGATCTAGCACTTCTGAGGAACTCTGAAAAGAAAACACTTAGCTCAAAATCTACAGACACTATATCTAAATACTTAGAAGGTCTTACAGCTGTTTATAACAAGCTTGAAGATGTTTTATCTGTATATGGATATGATGCTGTTAAAGACGATGAGTTATTTTTAGAAGTTCAAAAGAACATTTTTAAAAACCAATAGGAGAAAATTAAATGCAAACAATAAAAGAACTCAGAAATGAGAAAGCTGCTAAATCAACTGAATTAGCAGAAATATTTGATTCTGTTGAGGAAATGTCAGAACTATCATCCGATCAAAAAGAAGAGATTAAAAGACGAAATCAAGAACTTGCTGATCTAGGTGACTCAATCACTGAACTCCAACAGTTAGAGGAAATTAAATCATCTAACAAAGAGGTAGATGAAAAGGTAGCAAAAAAAGCTCCTATCTATCAAGAGCCAAAAGTTGAAGAGCCTAAATCAATGGGACAACAATTTCTCGAATCTAATGCTTACAAGAGCTTCGTAGATCATGGATTAACAAATATTCCATTTGAAACAAAGACAACTGTAACTACTTCTGTATGGACTAGAGATACAGTCTATCAGCAGGTTGTACCTGCAATAGAGCCTGATCCTAATCCTGCATTAGATCTAGTCGATTCTATTAACACTGATCAAACAACTTACTACTTCTTACAAGAAGGAGCTACAAATAACGCTGCTGAAAAAGCTGAAGGAAGTGCTGCACCTGAGGATGCATTCACTTACACAGCTGTAACAGCACCTATCTCGAAATTCATAACAACTCTACCTATTACAGCTGAGTTGCTTGAAGATCAAGCAGGAGCACAAGCATATTTTGATGGCAGACTTGCTAATCACGTTATGCAAAGATTAGAGAAGCAATTCTTAATCGGTGGAGCAGTAGCACCTAATATTAGAGGTCTTACTCAACATACAGGTATCAACACGATTACTTATACCGCAGGAGCATTTCCAGCAACTGCAGGTGGCAAGTTGAGAACAGTTTTGGATGGTATTAAAGATGTTGAGGTAAATGGTAAATTGAGCCCTGACGCAGTACTTATGAGCCCAGCTGCTTATAATGCTCTCGTCGCTCAAGTTGATGGTAATAACAACTTTATGTTGGGTGCATCTGCATTAGCAGGAGTTCCAACAATTTGGGGATTACCTGTAACCAAATCATCTCAAATCGGTGGAGCAGTAGGAACTACAATTGATGTAGTTGTTGGTGCTTTCGGAGGATCTTTAGCTGCAAACCATGTGTTTAGACGAGGTATGGAACTATCCATCTCAGAAAACGCATCAGATGGAGACTTCGGCAAAGATATATTGACAATAAAAGCATCATTACGATACACATTGGCAGTATATAAGCCACAGGCATTCACTCGAATCAACGATATAGAATAAATTTATGGAAAAGCAGAGTCATACTTTTGTGATGAATACAGAGGTAGTGGACTCTGCTATCCATATAAAGAAGGGAACTAAAATGGCAATAGTTGAAAAAGAAAACCAACTGGTTTGGAAAGACAACAAGACAGGTAAATTACAACAGGGCAAAGAGTGTCCTTTTACTTCAGGTGTCTTAGTAGCAGGTATTGGAGATGAAATTCCAAAAGGTATAACCAAAAAAGCTGCAAAAAAACCACAGACCAAAGCAGTTAAGCCAAGCGAAAATAAATAATATAATGTGGTTTGACGATCCTTTATTGGATGATTTAGACGAGGAGTTAGATGAGCCATCAGTACATGGACAAGAGCGAGTTGAAGACATTTCTAGGAATGTCTGGATCAGCTCAGGATAACAATTTAGACTTTGCTCTAGATGCAGCTTCATCTGCAATTGATGATTTTTGTAATAGGGTATTTTATAAAACAGGATCTACACAAGATAGATTTTATGACTGCGAGTTCTCTGACTTTACTTACATTGATGACGTAGCTACAACAACAGGGCTAGTGGTCAAAACACTTAACTCAGATGGCACTGATCTAAAAACACTCACGCTTGGAACTGATTTTTTCTTATATCCGCACAATGCTGATAAAACAGATCCTATTATGCCTTTCAATAAAATAGTTATGGCTTTAGAAAGCAGTGGACAAACGTTGCCGACTACTTATCCAAAAGGTTTAAAAGTAACAGCAACCTTTGGCTTTCCTGTTCAATCAGGATCAGATACTGTTCCTGCTGCTATAAAACAAGCAACACTTATTCAGGCAGCAAGATTTTTTCAAAGAAAAAATAGTCCGATGGGTTTCAGTGGTAATCCTGAAACAGGTCAAGCTCCTGTGATATTCCTAAGTGAACTTGATCCTGATGTAAAGACCTTNTGTAGAAAGTTTAGAAAAAAGAAGACTATATTAGCTTCCGGCAGACCTTTTGTATCTTTAGGTCAAATTAGTTACAACAGGAACTATGGGATATGAAAATAACCTTAAAAGGTGCTTTAGATCTAGCTAACTCTATAAATAATCAATCTATATGGAATAAAAGATCTAACGATTTTTTCTCTGATCTAGCATTAGATTTACGAAAAGAATCCTTAGATGTTTTATCAAAAAAGCCGTCTCCTACCTCTAAGTCGGCTAAATCTACCGGTAGAAGCAGAGATTCGGTGTTCGTGGCTAAATTGTCCAACACTAACCGCTTACGCATGTCAGAGGGCTTTAAATTGGCTTCTAGCAGTAAATATGCTCCTTTTATACATGGTAAGCCAATATTTAGAGGATTCACACCGATCAAGAGGACAAAACCTTTCTTTCCACCTTTTAAAGAAGGATCAGCATTATTTAAGTGGGCTAATAGAGGTCAACCAAAAATGAACGCTTTTTTAGTAGCTAGAAAAATATCTCAAACAGGTTTAAAAATGAAACCATTTATTGGTGGAGTAGTTTTTGAAAATCAAAAAATGATAAAAAAACGTGGCGATGAGATGCTCAGACTAATAGCAAAAGACATCGCAGATAGTATTAACTAATGGCAACTTTTACAGCTATTAGAGATGGAATAAAAACTAGACTTGAAACAATATCAGGCGTTACAGTTTACGATA